CCATCGGCGGGCGCGCGATCGGCGAGGCTGAAATCGCGCGGCTTTCGGTCCAGGGCGAAGGCGCGGCGCTCCACGCGGACGGCGATGCCATGCTGCTGGTGATGACCGGCGAGCCGATCGACGAACCGGTGTTCGGCCACGGCCCCTTCGTGATGAACACCCGCGCCGAGATCATCCAGGCAATCGATGATTTCAACGCGGGCCGGTTCGGCGGGATTGTAGGCTGAGCAAACGAAGCCCCTCCCCACCGGGGAGGGGTCGGGTGGGGGTTCCACTGTAAGAGGACAAGAGGTTTCGCATATCCGGTGATATCCGGAATGATCCGGTGAGATCGGGAAAGATCGCTCATAAAATGGCGGTTTTCCGCGTGTTTGCGAGCGCATTCCGACATTTCGGGGATGCGCTCGCTGTGTCTGCATAAAGTTGGCGGAAGGGCAATTTCAGCCTGTTTGGGCGCCTAAGTTGGCGGATTTCCGGGCAGCGATTTAGAACCGCCTAAATTGCCTCTGAATGGCTGTTTAGTGCGGGTTTCGAGGCTGCGAAGAATTGCCTTTCAGGACCAAATTGGGCGTCGATTTCAATTTTTCGCATGGGTTCAATGCAAGACAAGCGCGAAAAATGCCGCCGAAGTTGGAACATATTGAAATATAAAGGTATTAATGGATTAATGGCGAGATATGGGCGCCAGGCCAGCTGAATTAAGTTGGAGGAATTTCGGCCCCTGCTTGAGCGGACCGAGGGGCGCTGGCAAGGTTTGGCCCCGTTCGTATGGCCTGCCTTCGAATAAGAGGAAACGCTTCGGACGTCCGGAACGGGGCCGCGCCGATGCTCAGGCCCATACTGCACGAAAGCGGAATTCTATCCACCCAGGTCCTTGGCCAAACGCTCTTCCACGATTTCAACAATGGCGCGCTCGTCCTTGGTCGAAAGTCCTAGCCACTTTCTGGCGGGTATGTTGCCCCAAGGGATCGGCGCGCCCCGTTTGGTTGTGCCAAACTGACCTCGTCTGGCGCCGTTCTGCATAACGGCAGCATATTTCAATCGAGAACCAACCACCACGCCATCTCTGCTGACGAAGCTATCAATCTGGACACGCAAGAGGCCGCCATGGCCCCAAAGCGGCTTGTATAGCCGACCGTAGCCCAACCTGCGATACCTCTCCAGAGTGGCCGGGCTCTTTGCGGCCCAAGCCTTACCTTCGGGGTCCTTCCCATCAATGAACCGTTGACGGTGAGCCGCGACCAGATACTCGCCGATTGAAGAATAGATCGGCCGCATGTCTTCTAGCGATTGGATCGCTTTACGGATCACTCTGCGCGTGTCCTCAGTATCGAGCTCGATTGTCAACATGGTTCCTGTCGCATTCTATTGAGGAGCTTTGTCACTCCGGTTTCGGTCATGCCGTGATGCCGCGCGATCCGCGCCCGGCTCCACGGCCCCTTCAAGCATGCTCCTGACGATCATCCGGTAAGGCCAAGAACGCCTTTGCGGATGGCGGCTACGCGCTCGGCAGAGAGGCCTGCTTCGGCGACGATTTTCTCGACGACCGAGGCGGTATCAACCTGTGCGCGGTCGGCCTCGCGCTCTGCCTCTTCCCGCTCGACGGCCAACTGCTCCCGCAGGTCCTTGTCGCCGCGGCGCTTACCTTCCGCCACATTGTTGGTCGTCGCGGTCAGGCGCTGAAGGGTGAGGCTGGCATTGGCCAGCAGCTTTGGATCGGGCGCCTCTTCGTCCATGATCATTTCGATCATCCGGACTTTGACCAGCTCGATCGCTGCCAGCGTCGTGTCGTCCCGCTCACCCTTGGGTAGCCGCTCCAGGACTGCGCTCGTTGCCGCTCGCGCGGCGTCGAGCTTGTGCGCATGGATCGCGAGGCGCACGGAGTAGCGGCTGAAGGTGCCAACGCTGATCGGCGGGATGCCCTGATCTGCAAGCATTGCGTTCATCCGGCGCAGGATTTCCACTTGCGGCATGCGCCGCGCGCGCAGTTCGTTGTGGGCCCAGATCAGCGCCTCTTCGGCGGTGTCGGGCAGCATGTCCATCGTTGACAGCCGCCCGCGCCCGCGATGCGATCTCCGTGAAGTTTCAACCTTGCCCTTGGCCATGTCAGTTCGCCTCTTCAATGCAGTTGGCCAGGAGCGTGGCGGCTTCCTCTATCTTGCGGGTTTCGATCGCCAGGCGCACGGAATGACGGCTGAAGGCCCCTTTACTGATTGCCTTGATGCCCTTCGCCGCCAGCCTGGTGTTCAGCTGCTGAAGAATTTCCGTTTGCGTCAACCGGCGATGGCGTAGCTCGGCATTCGTCCACATGACATCATCGCGGCAGCATGCAGGCAGCATATCGATGGATGAAAGCATGCCGCGACCGGCGCGGCGCGCCCGGCGCCTGGAGCCTTCAATGGAGTGGTCCGCAACCATCGCTCAAATCCTATCCATGGGGCGCGAGACCCCGGAAAGCATCGATCGACCCTCAACATGATCGCGGCCCGCCTGGGCCAGCGTTGCGACGATCACGCCCCCTACTCCCGGCAGCACGATCGCGCGCGTCCTGATTGCGCCGAGGGCGGCCAGGAAGTGGAGTTGCGTTTCCACCCATTCAACCGGTCGCCGCACACCCATCGAATAGATCAGACGGCAGAGGGTCCGGCTGTTGACAGTGGCATCAACATGCCGCGCCAGCTCAGCCAGGATGACAAGCCGCGCATCGGCGCAGAATTGGGCGTCGAGATCGGTCATTACCGCAACTCACAAGCGAGAAAGGCGCCTTGGCCGAAAACGCGCTGGGGCGTATGCGCTTCGCTGGAGCGCGCATCGATCTGCCGGGCCGATACCCGGTTCGTCCAGGGCGCCGGGATCAAGGGACGGGCTCCACCTGCGGCCCCACCGGTTCAGGCGATCCATCCTTCGACGGCTGCGCCTGGAGGAAGAAGCGCCGGGGCAGCCCCATTGCAAGGCTCACCTGCTCGACCTGGAAAAGGGCGTCAGCCGCAAGCATGGTGAAATCGTCCAGCGCGAGCTGGCGGACCTGCTCGACCGTGATGTCGCAAAGGGCGGCAATCACATTCTCCGCCAGCGCGAACGGCTGGCCGTTGAAGCGGTCAAGCAAGGGCAATTCGGCGCGGCCGAAGGTTCGCATACCGAAGCCGCCGACTTCCACCAGACGGCCTTCATGCTCGATCACGAGCGGCTCTGACAGGCTGAAGATCGCCTGTTCGCCAGGAGCGGAAAGCGGGGATCGCGGCAGGCTCGCGGGAGCGGCGGCGACAGCGGACTGGGGAGCGGTGCTAGCCATGGGCACATGGCTAGCAGCGGGCGGGGCCTCATACGCCCTGACGCAGGTCAGGGGGTGTTAATCGTTCCGGTCGCGTCCGGCGCTGCCCGATGTATCGTGATCCGCGAGCCGGATAATGCGCTCGGCTGAGCGCTGCTCCTCGATATCGGTGTGAATTTCGTGCAGCAGATCAGCCAGAGTGCGATGCGGGACGCCGTATTCCAGGGCAATGCGCGCCAGGATGTCCAAGACGGAATTGTCCGGCTGATAGGGGCATGCTTCCAGCCAGATCGTGAGCAGCTCCTTCTCATCCTCGCGGCGCTTTCGCGCGCAGGCGAAGTCGGCGGCGCGCAGCTGGGAAAGGCGCTGCGGATCATTTGCCGCCTGGAGCAAGGCTTGGGCCCGGTCGATGAGGTCGGCCGGCAGGCCCGGCGCGTCGAACTTGATAATATTCGATAAGGTGGACTTCGCCTTTTTGATCACCCGGGCTTCGGCCTGCTCTTGAGTTTCCTCAGGCATGCGGAAGCGCGCAGGTTCAATCAGCTCTCGCTCGATATCGGCGAGATCGTCTCTCACCATGGTGTGTTCGGCAATGGCGACGTCGGGGAGGCGCTTGCCGGTCAGGATGAAAACTGCGTCTGCGCCTCGCTGCGCAAAAGCCAGGAGTGCCTGTGAATTTGGGGACGCGGTGTCCTTTTCCCACTTCACCAAAGCACCTTTTGTGACCCCCGCCAGCGCTGCAAAAGCCGGCTGGCTTAGGCCCAAACGCAGCCGTTCTTCTCGCAACCTCGATCCGACGCTCATTTTTGTTCACCCATGGGGTTGCACCGTGCACTAGAGTTTACTATCGTTCATTACAGTGAATGATTGGAGACGATAGTATGCTACTCGCTTCTAATCCCCAAGCGATTCGAGATGCCTTAGCTCGAATGGGTAAATCGCACAGCGATGTTGCTCGGGAATTGGGCGTCGATCGCGCGGTTGTGCGGGGTGTCCTTTACGGCAGCCTCAAGGGCGTTCGAGGCGATGCGCACAAGGTTGCCGTTGCCCTTGGCATGAAGGATGGCCTTATCGTCGACGAGGCAACTTCGATCGCGGACGCAATCAAGGCGGCGATCGCGGCATGACGGCGCCACGGCCAGGCAAGGGCAAGGCGGCGGACAAGCTGGCCGCCCCATCGCAGATGATCCCGATCGCGGAGATCGGCGAGCTGAAGGCAGAGGACTATGTCGGCCTGATCGACAGCGCGGCGATCGACGCGCTGAAGGCAAGCCTCGAAGCGGAAGGCCTGCACACGCCGATCTGGCTGCGCAAGAATGGCAACGCATGGAAGGGCGCGCCCTATAGCGTGATCGCCGGTCGGCACCGGCTCGCCGCGGCCAGGGAACTGGGATGGGCCGAGATCGCCGCCGAAGTGCGGGCCGGGCCTGACAGCAAGTCCGGCCAGCTCAAGCAGCTTCAGCTGATCGAAAACCTTGATCGGCGCGTGCCGCGCCCAATCGAGCGCGCCTGACCGGATCGCCGAGGCCCTGGGCGGGACCGTTGGCGGCTATAACGTCTCGATCGGGCAGATGGACGGCAAGTGGCGCGTTTCCACGAGCGGCCGCACCGGCAAGCTGGAGAACAAGTACAAGGACGTCACCAATTTCGGCAAGGACGGCGGGGAAAGCGCCTTTGCCTTCGCGATTGGCGACGCGATCGGCGACGGCGCGGTCCAGGGCATCTCAGCGGCCATTCAGAAGGCTCTCAGGTCCAACCCGGACGTCGACAAGGCGCTGAAGGAAGCGCTGAAGGTCCAGGAGATCGAAGTCCTGGTCGACGGCATTGGCGGCCAGATCAAGAAGGTGTTCAAGGACTTCGAGCGGCAGGCGGCCGAGCGGGTGCGGATCGCCCGCGAATATGGCTTCGACGTGGTCAAGATCGAGGAGCGCAACGCCGCCGACCGGCTGAAGCTGACCAAGCAGCTGCTGGACGAACAGGTCGGATCGCTGCAGGACCTGATCAACGAGATGACCAGCGGATCGCTGTTCGAGGGCTCGGCCGTGGAGCAGCGGGCCAAGCTGCTCGACCAGGTCGCAGCGGCGAAGGCGGCGGCCGATGTGGGCGAGGAAGGCGCGGCCGATCGCTTGGCGGCGCTGCTGGCCCAGCTCAACGCGGCATCCAAAGCGGCCTTCGGCACTACTGGCGGTTTTGCCAGTGACCGCACCACGATCCTCGACGCGGCGCGCGATACCATCGCCAAGTTCAACCAGCGTGTTGAAGATGCGGCAAGGGGCAGCGACCCTGCGCTGGTCACAACTAACGCAACCCTTGACGAGATCGCCGAACAGTCTGCGAGGACGCTGGCGGAGCTGGGTGTTCAGAGCGACTATCTGGCACAGATCGTCGCGGCCTCGCGCGGGGCCCAGTTTGATGCTCTTGCGGGACTAGCCCGGACTTCGCTCCCCGCCTCGTAGCGGCTGAAGCCAACGCTCAAGTGTGAATGCACTCACGAGGGAGTAGTTAACGCAATGTCGATCGAAGATAGAGCCAATTTCGGCGAGCATCTTACTGAAGAACAGATCGCTGCTTTGGCCGAAGAGTTCGGCGGGCAGCGTGTGTATATTCCGCGCCGGATCCGGCAGAGCCATCGTATCACACGCGTGATCGGGTTCGAGGCCGCAGCCCGACTGGGGGAGATTATCGGAGGAAGCACCTGGCGCATTCCAGTAGCGCGCGACATGCGGATATGCCTTTATAATTCTCAGGGTCTGAAGCGGAGGGAAATCGCTCGCCGCCTCTGTATGTCAGAGGTCGGCCTCGGCCGAGCGATGAAGCGTCTCGGGCTGCTCTGACCGGCCTCTCATTTGGCACCCTCTGAGCGGGCTCTGAGCGGGCTGAAAATGACCTTTTAGAAGCCCGTGAGAGGGTATGCTAATTGTTGCTCCGATGGGGGGAGTTGGCGATCTTGGGCTAATCGGAGTTATGCAGAACCTCTTGTCCCAAATTTGCAGAACCTCTTGTCCCGCTACATCCACGCCTGCGTCGCTCACCCCCCCCCAACCCACCCCCCCAAAGGGGAGGGCCAAGGCCCTG